AATGAAACGCAATTCCATAAAAAAGTCCGAGACACAATATAAGAAGTAGATCTACACATCTAAACACCGTAGTCCCATCCATATTCCGACCGGGAAAAACTCGTCCAGGTCGGCGGCTTTTGCTGGCGCGGGCGTGGCGCTTGATCGTTGCTGTTCTCCGGTCTCGCGCTTGTCGCCGTGTAACGCCCCGCCGTCGTCGTCCTCGCCGGTTGTCAGCCCGAGCGCGTTGCACACGTTATAGCGGCACGCGTACGAATTGGCCGACCCCATTTTTTGCGAGTCGTTGACTTTCATTCCCTCGTCGATCGGCACGGCGAAAACGGTTTTCTCGGTATGGCCGCTTTTGTGCATTACGTAGCACGTCGACCGGATCCGCTTTCCGTCCTCGCTGGTTTCCGCGTCATACCGAACCGACAGGCCGCACTTTTTCAGCGTTGGCCGAATCGTCCGCATGATCGTGTCGAGGTCGGCGTACTGGTATGTATAAGCGCCGCCGCTTTGCATAGTCACGGTCGCCATTTTGCTTTCGACAATGTCCGGGACCATGCCCTGAAATTTCGACAGCGCCGTGGCGAACGCCTTGCGGGCCTCGTTCGCCTCGTACCGTTCGGCCATGTCCATTAGCTTTTCAAGTTTGGCAATGTCGTGGCCAGCTTCGAGCGCGTGCGCGAGCATCGCGAGCGGGTTCGGATTCACGACGGCGATCGGTCGGACGGGTGCGGCTTGTAATGCCGTCCCGGCTTCGATCGCCTCGGCTCCTATTGAGCCGTTCGGGAAGTCGCCCTGCTCCTCGTCGGATACGATTTCGCCTTGCCCGATATGCGGGCGGGTTTCGGTTGTCATTGTGGTTTCTCCTATAGTTTGTCCACGGTCAAAGTGTAGCATCCGGCGCAACAATCGTGGCGCCAAAATCCTCGAAATTATTTACCTGGCGCGCTTGTTTCCTCCGCCTCGATTTCCGCGAGCGGGTCCGGTCGCCGGTACTGTTGGAGGTCCGCGCCGAAACAATACGGGCAAACGTGGAACCAGCGGCGCGACAGGTTGCCGTCCTCGTCGATTTCCTTTATCGGGCCGGAGGTCGACAGCCGCGACTCCGGCGTTACCCGGAGACAATCGGCGCAACGGACGAAGGCTTCGCGGCTCATTTGGCGGCCAGCTGGTCGAGGTCGGCTTTCGATTTATCCGCCCGGAAGTCGCCGCACCAGTAAGTCCGGGCGACGTTCGGCCAGTACGCGTACGGGGCGCAGTCCCGGTCGGCCCATTGTCCGCGGCCGATAACCGGGGCGCGCTTCCGGCACTCGCCACCGCTGGCGCTTTCCGGCGCTTGGCCGGGCGACAGGGTCGACTCGAAAAACCGGCAGTTTTCGCAGCGTTGGAACTTCACGCCAGCCCGCCAAACTTTTTCAGGGTCCGCGGGTCGATTTGCGAGCCGTCGACATTCCACCGGAAACACTGGACCGGCCACTCCTCGGCGGCGTATGCCTCGTTACAAATGCAAGTCGCAGAACACGGCCGCGGCTGCAAAGTTTCGACCAGTACGCCGGTTTTGATTCCGATTTCCTGAACGTCGCAAGCGTCGACGTCGTGCGCGTCCCGGCTGGCGTCCAGAATTGCCGTCGCGAACCCGGCGAGGTCCGGCACGACGTTGTTGCGTTTGTCGTTGCCGTAATTGCAATCCTCCGGGCAATAGGACAGCGCCCAACGAATCCGGGCGACCTCGGTCGCGATCCCGGTGGCCAGCTGGAACCGGCGATCGGCTCGCGCTGTTTTCAGGGCGTGAACGTCCGCGTCCAGTGCGGCCAGTCGGCCCCGAATGTAGTGCAGCGCCTCGGCGGCGCTTTTCTGTTCGTCCATTGTCGGTCTCCTCGTTATTATTATTCTAATCACTCCAAACCAAATAAAACCGCCGCGACCTGGTTGGCCGTCGGCGGTGTTTGTCCGTGCCGGGCGAGCGTTAGCCGAATCTCGAAACTGTCCGGGTCGACGTACGGGACGAGGTCCAGCGCCCGGGCAGCCCGGGCGACGTCGGCGAGCGTATGATCCGGTCCCGGCTGCACGTTCCAAACGGCGGCCAGTACAGCGGGACGGATCGCGACCACTTTGTCGCCGCTCATTTGTCGTCCTCGGGCAAGCTGTCGCGGACGTCGACGAGATAGCGATCGCAAACGCGCAGCATGCCGCGGTACTCCTCGGTCAGCCGTGGCGACAAAATCGCCAGCGTGGCCCGGACGCTGTCCAGTTTCTCGCGGTGGCTTTTCGGCGGTTTCTGCATCGCCATTTGGTCGGCGATATATCCGCGGACCTCCTCGAACGTGTCGAAGTCCGGGCCGCTTTCGCGCTCGCCGTCCTCGTCGAAAATGTGAACCGAGAACCGCGGGCCGGGTCCGGCTTCGCGCTCCTCCGGGTCCAGCGCGTCGACGAATACCTCGAAAAGCAAATCGCCGCGCGTGCCGGGATACTCAAGGCCGAAACTCGGGCAAATGTTATTGTGCCAGCTGGAATCGTCCCAGCCGTTCGCCTCGAACCATTCGACTATTTCAGCTTCGACCGCGTACTCCGGGCCGAACTCCTCCGCGAAGCCGCTCACCAGAAACCCTCCGAACTGGCCGCCTTGTAAAGCAATTCCTCGCACTCCTCCAAAGTTCCGCGGTGATCGGTCCCGAAAAGTTCCACGTGGAACTGCGGGCCGGTCGCGTTGTCGCTCATGTGCTTAGGATCGCAAAGCGAAATCAGGAGCGCGCCGCCTACGTAAATGTAGCCGCGCACGTTGCCGAACTCGCCCTCGTAATTCTCGCCGTGTTGCATATCCTCGGCCGGGTCGTTCGTCCATTCCCGGGTCGATTTGAACCACGCCAAATCCGGGGCCGCGCCCGCAAGTTTCAGGCCGTACCACATGAACTCGTCGGGCGTCGCCTTGATCGCGTACTCCTCGAAATCCTCCCATTGCTCCGGGGTCAGGACCGCTTCCAGCGCGCAAGTGAAACGATTTTGCGCCTTGATTTGGCGCTCGCTTCCATAGTCCGCCTCGGTGGCGATTTGGCCGAAGCCTTTCGGCTTGGCGTCGTCGTAAAAACTGCGGAGCGTTTCCGGCGTCAAATCCGGCGCGTTGTACTTCGCCCAAATCTCGACCGCGTCGTTGCACGCTTGCTGGAAATTATGGGTAGCGTCGGGCGGGAAATCGCCGGAGTTCGCCCACGGGAAAACCTGAACGACGGCGTCCCAAAAAAGGCCCTCGCCAGCGTCCGCGGCTTGTCGGATTAAGTGTTCGCGTTTCGTGTTCATTTTCGTTTCTCCTATAACGGCAAAAGTGACAGCGTGAACGTAAGCGCCGGAGCCAGCGAGTAAACGCGGGCGACCAGTGCGGCGGCTGTCGTTGCTTTGTTGTTGAGTCTGTCCACTTGTTAAGTGTAGCGTACGACGCGACAGAAAACCACGAATACGTCACACTTTTGGAGGAGGAAAACGGGCGGGATTGACGCGCCCGGCGCGACTAACTGGCGACGGCGCGGACCCGGTCGGAGAACGTGTTCAGGGCCTCGCGGACGGCGTAGGCGGGGTCGTAAATGTGCGCCAATGGTACGCGGCCCTTGTAATAGTCGAACAGCTTGCGCGCGTTTGCTTGGCTTGGCGTGGCCTCGCCAGCTTCCAGCCGGTACAAGGTCGTGCGGTGGATCCCGGTGTCCCGGGCCACTTGGGCGAGCGGCCTTTTCAGGCTTTCGCGGTGTTGCTTCATAAGCGTTTCCATAGCCTCGAACTGTAGCACACGACGCGACAAAAACAAGGCGGAAAGTGTGAAGTACCGCTCGCTTTTGTGTCGCGTGCTACGCTACACTTCAAAAGTGGACAGACAAACCGAAACCGACAACCAGGTAATTCAGATGATCAGAAAAGGCGAAATTGTGACGCTCCGCGAGGAGTACCGGGACCACGGCGACCACTTTATTTACGTTGCCGCCGAGGATTCGCACGACGAGCGCGGGCGCATGCCCCGCTTGAAAATCGTCCCGACGGACACCGGGCTGGCCTTTCCGCCGGTTGCGGTTGTGACGCCGGACCAAATCCACGAAAAGTTTTAGGCAATCACGCCAGCCAGCCAGCATCCCGAGGAGACAAAGCGATGGCCAACGTAACGCAAATCCGAACCGAGGAAATTTTCATGGAGGGCGACAGCACGACGACAGTCGAAACGCTCGTCCTTTGCGAATCCGTAAACCTGCAAACCGAACCCGAGGGCGGCGAATTCACGCCGTGTTTCGGGCCGTTATTCCGTGGACAAATTGGAGAGACCGAATGAACGCACCGGAACACAAAACACAGGCCGACTTTTGGTTTGCCGCTGGCCCGGCCAAGTGGCGAAAAGCGCGCAAGCTGTTCAAATGTCACGGACTCGGCGGAAACCTTCCGGCGAATCAGTGCGCCCACGAAATCGAACCGGGCGAGGAGTATTTGGACACGGGCGAGATTTGCGACCCGCCGTTTTCCACGATCAGAATGTGCGCCGAGTGCGCCGCCAAGCCGTCCAAATCCGGTGGCTGGTCGTGAACCTCGCGGAAAAGGTCCGCCACTTCGAGCGGTGCGCCGAGGCCCACGAGGCCGAGGGCCGTCACCAGCTGGCCAAGTCGTACCGCTGCGACGCTGAAATCGCCCGGCTAACAATTCGGATCCGGGAAGTAATCGCCGACAAGGCGCTGCACTTGAAAGCGCACCACGCCGCGGAGTTTTCCGAGGTCGTCGGGTCGTGAGCGTTCGACAGCTGCGACGCCCGGGAAGCGCCAAATCTGGCCGGAGGCGAACCGACGTTCCCGCTACGGACGAAACTCCGACCGGGTCGGCCCTTGCGACGTCCGGGCTGTTCGTCGCCTTAGACGCGCTCACAAGCGCCCGCGAGGCGCTCGAAAAGCTGGCAAATCCCGAAACTTGATACCACGCCCGGATCGGCGTAAAAAGGATGGCCCGGCGACGTTTGCGCGTCCCGGGCCTTGTCCGGTTGGAATTCTTACGAGCGATGCAGAAACCGGCGCGACGAATCATACCCGCGCCCGCCCTCAAAACTCAAGAACCTCGGACACCGCGAACGCGTCGGACTTAACGGCGGGCGTTTGCGGCTGGTGTCGCTACCGTGGGATGTGCAAAGCGACAAAGCGAGGCGAACGGGGAAACGCTGCACGAAATCGACCCCGGCCCGATAGGCTCCGAGCCAGCGAGGCGGCACGCAAGTCCCGGCGAAAGCTGGGATTCTTGCGGCTGCCCGAATTCACCAAACCCGCGAACAAACGGATAAAATGGAATCAGGAACGACCAGGTCGAAAAAAAAAGAGGAGAACCAAATGCCGGATCTATTCGACGGAATTGACGACGAGCCAAAACCGAACAGCCCGGAGGATTTGGGCGGCGCATTTGTTCCGAGGGCGGAACGCCGAAAAAGGGAACCGAAACCGTGGCATACCGAACACAAGGATCATCCGAGCAACCGACCCGAGAACGCCCTGCAGCCGGGCGAGACTGCGCCGAGTAGCTGGAACGTGGCGACCTCGTTAGGAATTCAGCACATGCGGACGTTTCTCGAGTGGTGCGAATCCGCGGAAATCGAGGCGAACGGCCACACGGTCGGAACGCTTTACGTGGCCCTGAACGCGCATAGCATCGAATCGTTCCGCTGGCTTTGTCAGGCTTTGAAACGGACCGGACTCCAAAAGCTGCCGACACTCGGAGCAATGAACGCGGCAATCCTGAAACGTGACGCCGCTTTGCTATACTCCTCGGGCGACTAACCGAGGAGACCGCCATGTCAGCGAACCGAACACAAAACAGCCACGCGCACCGAATCCGACGCCGACCCCGGGCAACCGATCCGACGAACCATTTGCGGAAGTTTTCAAATTATTTGACCAACCAGGCGGCCCGACTTACCGCGATTGTGGGCGTAACGTCGGTCACCGAGGCCGAGATACTGGCCGCACACGCTCCGACAAATCCGGTCGACGTCAAGGCCCGATACGTTCGAGGCGCTGTCGTAGCCGCCGACGTTACCGCCCTCGGTATCAACATTCTGTAGTTCCTCCGGTGTTGCAAACCACCGCTGGCCGCCTCCGGGCGGCCTTTTTTGTCGCGTCCCGTGCTACACTTTCGCGCATGTTGCACAAATTCGAGACATTCGACACCGTGATCGGCTCCGACAAATTTCGGGTTTCAACCTTGCAAGCTGGCGAGAAAACAGCGGGCTGGGTTGTGCGGCGCGCGTGCAATGCGTATTTCGCCTATCGCCCGAGCCGCTACAGGCCGCCCGACGGCGTCGTCAATCTGTTGACCGACGGCGAACTCGTGGGACAGTTTTCCAGCGATTACGAGGCCAAAGCTGCACTCCTCGACGACGTTGGGATTACCTCCGAACTCGTGACCGATATGCGGCCCGGCAACATCGCGTACTTCAATCTCGACCGTGTCGACCCGGCGACGGTCTAACCTTTCCCGGCGTGACGTCCGCGCGCTGCACTTCGCGTGCGGTGTCGTTTGCTTTTGCTTTGCCGGGTACGACGCGGCGGTCGGCGCGTGGTTTTGGGCGGCTGGAAATGTCGCGGTCGGTTTCGTAATGCTCGCACGAGCTCCGGCGGCGCGTTAAAAGTTCGGCAGCGCGGGCGGCGTGTAAAGCGCGGCCGGTGGCGTGTAAGTCGTCGTCCATTTCGCCGAGCGTGTCCACGCGATGTTCTGCATATTCCCCGCGAAATAATAAAGGCCAGCCGTGTCGTTCGCGTGTCCGAGTGTCCAAACTCGGAACGGGTTGGCGATAACGTCCGCGCCGATCGCGTCGCTTGCGCCGTCGTTTACCTGGACGACGCCGTCGACAAAAAGGAAAACACTCGCGCCGCTGCGAACAACCGCCAAGTCGTACCAAGTGTTCAGCGTCGGCGTAAATGCGGTAAACACGCGGAAGTCGTTCACGCCGTCGGTCGACCAATGGAATTCTAGCTCGTTAGAATCCGACACGCTGAAATGGAACCCGCGAACGGAACCGCCCGCCCACCATTGCGCGATCATCGACGAGCCGCCCGCCGCCGGGTTCGCCGTGAAATACGCGCGAGTCTCAAGCGTGAAGTCGTCGTCGACGAGGGCCATCGTTTGCGACCGGGCCGTTTGTATGTAGTCGCCGTTGCCGTCGAAGCGAACCGTCACGCCGCTCGGTCCGAGTGCGCCGAGAACGCCGGTGTCCATTTGAGCGTTACCGCCGAACAGAATCCAAGCGCCGCGGAGGTCGTCGGTTTGTAAAGTGTAGTCGGTCGCGTATCCGTCGCTCGGGCCGTCGGCAAGCCATAGGAACCCGTAATCGTCGGCCGGAACCGTGAGGCTGTCGTTCGGTGTCTCGATCGGCGCGGCGGGAATCGTGTAGCTGGACCCGTTGTACTTCGCGCGCTTTTCGACGTTCATTTCGTCAAGCCAGCCATTGAACGCGCGCTTGCGCGGACCGCTCGAACTGCCGAGGCCGCCGAGGTATCCGACCGTCACTTTATTGTGGCCGCCGTTCGGGCTGTCGTTGTTCCAAATGTCGGGCGAGGCGTCGAAAAAGGTCAAATCCTGAGCGACGCGCAGGCCCTCGTAATAAATTTCCAAAGCGTTGCCGTTCCGAACAACCGCCCAATGCCGCCAAACCCCGTCCACGACGAGAATCGGAATTGTTGCGGTCAGCGTTTGCGCGGACGAAACAGCGCCGTTCGGGCTACGGTTGAAAATCAGCTGGTTATTCGTCGAATTCAAATAAATAAACCAATCGTACCCGCCGGACGTTCCGCGCCACGCCTTACCGATCATGCAAAAACCGTTTCCCGCGTTCGTCGACGGCAAAGCGTTCAGCCTGAAAAATCCCTCGAACGTAAACGGGCCGCGCTTGAAATCGAACGCCGCATCGGTCAGCGGCGACAGCGTTTCGACTATGTCCGCGCCGTCCTGATTCGCTGGCGTTACGAAATCGTTGTTGCCATTGAACAGCGCGGAGGACGCGCCGAACTTGAACTGCGCGGTGTCGATCGCGCTCGTGCCAGTGAACGCGAGCGTGAAGTGGTTCGGGCTGTCCTCGTTGTGCGTGGTAACGGCGTCCACGTCCTCGAAGTGGCAAAGCAACGGATACAGCGCAATGCCGCGAACGAACGGGACGGTTTCCAGCGCGTACGACGCCCCGCTGTAAAGCGCCGCCGGTACGATTCGGAACTCGTCAATATGGCCGTCCCAAAAGTTCGCCGCGTCGCCGCCGCCGCCAATTATAAAGTCGGCGCTGCTGCGGAAATACGTTGAGTTTTGCGTAACTGCCGCGCCTAACCGCGTGCCGTCAATATAGACCGACCAGGCGGTTCCCTTTTTGACGAGCGCGAACGCGTACCACGTATCCAAAACCGGAACCCACGTCCCGGTGTGCGCTGCGAACGAGTTCAGGTTTGCGCCGGTCGTTGAATAGTTAACGTTGAACGTGTTCCCGACCGGCGAATAATAAACCTGAATACCGCGGTCGTTCGTGTTGTCTAATTGCTCGAAAATCATCGGGAACGTGGCCTCGGACGTAAACCGAAGCCGGGCCTCTATCGTGAAGTCTCCGCGCATATCCCAGCCGCGCCTCGCTGGCGTGTAAACACCGCCGACCGTGTTGTCGACGAGCAACGACGCGCCGCCGAATACCGACTGCGCCGTGTCGATCGAGGCCCCGGCGCTGAAGTTTATCCGGCGAACGTATTGGCTTTGGTCCGGTGCAACCGTCGCAAGGTCGATGCCGTCGAACGAACTTTGAAAAAGCGCCGCGCCTGGTAGTACGGAAAAAATGCCGTTGGCCACGTGGTCTATCAACATTGGCTCGTGTGAGACTTGCAGCGCGGGTTGCCCGCTCGGGCTTTGCCGTGTCTCGATTTCGAGCCGAGCGTTGAAGCTGAAACCCTCCGCGCCGCCCGCGATAATGTCAGCCAGCGCAATGTCGAACTGATCGGTCGCGCTCGCTTGCGCGACGTAACCGGCGGAAGCCGCGACAGCGTCCGCACGTAACGCCGACGGGTTTGTGTCGAGGTCGTGAAGCCACCACGCCAGTTCGAGGCCCAGTTCCACGACGTCCGCCGGGTTGAATCCGGTTTGGTCAAAGGCGAGTCCCTGAAGCTGGGTCAAAACATTCTGGTTATTAAACGCCCGAAGTTTCGGAACGGCAGCGCCGCCCGTGAACGCCGAGGGCGTGGTGTGTACGGTTTCGTAATCGACGGACGCCGGGAAAATTTGGCCGTTGATATTCAAATCAATCGGCAGCAACGGTTTGGAGTTTCGCGGACCCGTGTTTTCGTCGATCAACACTTCCGGCAACGCCGTGGCCGCCGCTTCGAGAACCGCATCCGAGGGCGACCGGGCGAGGAATTTCATTTCGACGCCGTCGCCTATGTTGTAAACCTCGGACCCCATACCGAGACCGCCGGTCCAAATAAACCAAATCCGAGCGCCAGCCGCGTGCGCTTTCCATGCGGTGTCCATTGCGGCGCGCCATACGTTTTCGAGCCGAACCCCGGTGAGGTCGTCGACGATTGCGTCGAATATAACGAACTCCTCGTCGGCGAGGCCGGGCGAAATGACGGCGATACCGGCGGCGCTGGCCGGTCCGGGCGCGTATGTGCCAATTAGGGCGTCGAGACTTTCCGCGCCCAACGGGTCGATTTGCAACGACAGGCCGCCGTTACCGCTCGCCCATGCGGTTTCATTATTTCGCAGCGCGCCAACGGTAGTGAATCCGCCGCGCACAAAATCGGTCGACGTGTAAACGCCAGCGAAAGCGGTCGGAGGATTTCGGGTTCTCCGCACTACCTCGTATTCGGTCGGCGTGTTTCCGCTGGTTCGCCTGGCGAGCGTGGAAATTCTCGGCACGGTGTTAGGCGCGACGTCGTAGCGCATGAGAATAAACGGCGTTTCAAAAGCGGCCTGATCGTCGACAGCAAACGGCGCGACAAGCTGAATCGGTGGCACGAAATCCGACGGCGGCGGTATGGTGGCGTTCGCTATCTCGGTTCCGAATTGGTCGCTTACGACCTCGACCGTAATGTTGCCGCGCTCCACGTTTCCGATCGTCGCTTTCGTAACGCGTACCGCGAGGTTGTCCTCGCCGATTTTCGGACTTGTCAAACTGAACACGGACCCGGGCCGGAGCTCATACGCCGAGCGGTCCAGCGTTACCGTTCCGCCGCTCGTCGGTTCCGCGAGCGATCGCTTCGAGCGTGCCGCGATTTTGCTTGCCACGTCCGCCGTGTGAACGCCCTGATATCGTAACTCTTTTGTGACGGTGCGCCCTTGTATGATCCGGTTTCCGCTCGCGAGTTCGACGGCGTGCGTTTCCTTCCATTGCTTGGTTCGGTCGGTGTAGCGGATCCGAATTCGGTTGTACGTTTGCGACCAATCGCCCTTTGTCCACTTGCCGATGTTTAGAATATTCGACGCGTCGGCCTGATACTCGTTGGCGAGTACGTAATCTTGCCGCGCCAGCGTTACCTCGATTTTGCCGCTTACCGCGTTCGGGCCAATGTAGCCGTCGACGTGCTGTTCTATCGTGTCCTGAATTTCGCCGGTCGATGTTTGCTCGTCGATTATTTGCGAGTAGCCGATACCCTCCGCCCAAATCGTTTCCGCCGCCGCGACAAATGACGGCGTGTCCATTTCGGACAGCGGGCGCGAGCGGCCCCAGCGGGTATTCGTGAACAGGTCGTACGCCACCGAAATCGGGTTAGCGTCCGGGCCGATAAAGTGGTGATCGTTGCCGAGGCCGAGGACGTCACCGAGGCCGCCATTGGCAACGGTGTCGAACGCCTGAACCGCTACGCGAATGTATCGGAGGTTGTTAGCCTCGCCGATATTTGCGCCGAACGACTCGGTCAAATCCGTGACCAAAATGTAAGCCGTTCCGGTGTACGCGGGCAGCGGATTGAGGCGGGACGCTAAAAACGCGGAGGCTGGCTGCGTGTCGCTGCCGTTGAATAATCGCACGCGACCGACAAAGCCGCCGCCGTTATCCGTTCCGCCGAACAAGTCGTCGCGGTCTATGTCGACGACGGTTTGCGGTATGCCTCCGGCGTCGTCGTCGTGGTTGAACACTTCATCGTCGCCAATCCAAATGCCGGTAATTCCTGCGACCTCGCTTTTGCAAATTGCATACTGCAGCGCGAGTTCGTAAGTGAACCCGATTGTTTCGTCCTCTTTGAAAATAACGCCCGTCGTGACGGTCCGTTCGATCGCTGCGAAGTCTCCGTACCAAATGCAATTGAGCGCGTTCGCCCGGATCGAGCCGCCAGGTATTATCGGAACGACCCGGCCCTCGGTTGCTGTCGGTATGTTGAAGTCGCCGATACCGGACGCGGTTTGCGCGGGCAGCCGCTCGCGGAAATAGTCCGCGATGACGAAAGACACTACCCACATAAAAAACTGAAACCACATTATTGAGGCCCCGCAAATTTCGTCACGCTGGTCCGAGTTCCCGGCGGTAGCTCGGTGTTGGCCGGGTCAATTTCGGGAATATACGCGTAGCCTTGAAACTGGTTCGCGTTGTTAAACTTTTTGTGGCACGTCGCGAGCGACAGGTCGCAGCCAGCGTACACGTTCGCGCCGTCCAAAACTTCGAGCGATCGGAACGGAATGTTCACGCGCACGCGGTCCGGGTCGCCTAAATAATTTCCCTCGACAATGTCGCGAACCTCGCCCGCGCCGGTTTGTATGTATCCGCCTTGCCAGTAAATGTCGAGCTCCGCGCCGGAAAGCGGGCCAGTCGGTCCGCCCTGAACGCCGTCGATCGTTGCGGCCTGAACGCGCAAGCCGGGGAACGTAATCAGGAGGCCCGTCGAGTCGATCGCGCCGACGGTCGCAATATATCGGAAGTCGTCGCGCGACAAATTACAGCCGGGCGACTCGTAAAGGAACGAATTGCAAAGCGCGGAGAACGTGTGCGGCGGCGTTATTTCCGCGCCGGTCGATACCGGCTGCAGCAGGATTTGGACCTCGTCCTCGGCTCGCTCGATCGACACGACGAGGCCGCGCCAAACGGTTTGCATTTCAAGCGCCGGGTCGTCCAAGTGGAACCGCTCAATAATCAGGCCCGTCACGTTCGACGTTAATTCGCCCTCGTACAAATTCACGACGCCGAAAGTATTCGGCACGGTCATTTGTATGTTGGTGTCGTCGCTGTCCTTTGACTGCGAAAACGGGTTCCGGTTATACGGCAGCGGTATGTGCAAGTTCGGCCCGTTTTGGTACGGCTTCACGGTGTTGGAACTGTAGAAAACCAGCGAGCCGTTCGTCCAGGTTAAAAGTTCGACGGGCGAACCGTCGGCGGTTTCGTAAGCGTCGAACGTCACAGTATTATCACTCCGCGAATTGAAAACCGTAGCTCGGCGACGCCAAGCGTGGTGTGTTTCATTGTCGCCGAATCACCGACCAGCCTCGAAAGTGTCAGCCATTCGATTTTGACGTTCTCCGGCAATACTGTCCCGACCCCGGGTATTGTGTCGTCGAGGGTTACGTTTTCCGTCGCGCCGTTGTCAGCGAGCGCAGTAATGCGGCGATCGTATGAACCGCCCGGCACGGTGACGCGAACGTCGCGGCGCGGCGCGTGATTCCCTAACGACGTCAGCCCAATGTTCGGAACGTCGAAGTTATTCGAGCCGAGCGCCAGCCCGGACGGGACAACCGGCAAATCGTTCGTACCGGTCGGAACGTAAAACAGGCCCCACGAACCCCGGATGCTGTGGAGGAATTTCCGCCACGCGTCCATTGCGGCGAAATCCTCCAAGTGTACGACGACAGGTTGCCCGGGCCGTGCGATTACTTGCGACCGCGCTTGCGTGATTTGGCCTGTCCGTCCGTCGAGTCGGGTAGCATCCGAGCGGATCGAGCCGCCGCGGCTTTGCCCGTCGAAAAACAGCGGCGCTTTCGGTATCGGCAAGCCGTCGAACGGGTGCGCGTCAAAGTACGCCGGATCCACGGCCCCGATATTGTCGTATTCGATCAGCGTGAACTTAACCCGCAAATCCTCGGCGGCGGTGGGAAACGTCGCCACGGCGACTTGGTTTTCTTGCCAGCCAAAGCGAATCGGCATAACGAAAGTGCGGAGCGGCAAGGCGAGACCGATCGCAGCGGTAAACGTAATAGCCGACGCGGTCAGCGATAGAACCTCGCCCTCGGCTGTCGTTTTATCCGGCAACACGAACGAAACGGTGTCGCCTGGTAACAATTCCATTCCGACGGTCGGAACCTGAACCGTAATATCGACCGACGCGGCGGCGGCTGAAACTTGCCGGGCCTCGAACCATAACGGGACGCCGTGCAATAGTTGACCGGCTCCGAGGATTTGGTTTACCAGCGCGGCGCGCTCCTCGTCGTCCGTGTGCCGTATGTCGTACTGAACGATTGACCGGGGCGTCGTTCGCCACGCCATCGCTTGTTCGCTGCCGTCGTGGCTGTCCATAATGTCCGTGCCGAATGTGATTTGTTCGGCAATCGGGCGCTGCGGGATCGCGTTGAAAATAATTACCCGGCGGCCGATAAATCGGATCGTAAACGACCCTTCGGAATGTGTGAACGTAACAAGCGCGTCGAACTGCGGATCGCCCGCCAGCGTCGCCTCAAACGTGAACACTTGCGACGAAAACGGCGCGAGGACAACGGGCAAGCCGGGCGAAAGCATCGTCACGCCGGACACGCCGGACACGTCGACGGCCGTTACCGTTACCGCGTGCCGGTACGTATTGTGAACGCCGACGGTTCGCTGTTTGGCCGCCGTAATGTCGCCGAAGTCGACCGGGTTCGGCTCGCCGCCTATTCCGTTCAACCAGGTTTGCGCGAAGCCGCGCGCGATGTTCGGGCCGCCCGCCAAAACTTCGAGGTAGGAACTTTCAAAGCGCGGCGCGTTGATCGAAGCGCCAGAAACGAACGGATCATCTAGCCCGGTTTTCGGATCAAGCGGACCCGGAAGCACGGGCAGCTGCGGATTGCCCGGCGCATGAACCAGCGCCCGACATGGAC